TGACAAGCAGTCAGCTGACGGAGGTCCAGACAACATCATAGACATTTGCAAAGAAAACGAATACGAAAAATTAGTGCTGGTCGAAGACACTATGACCGGATTCATGAAGGCTAACGAGGCTTGCAAGAAAAACAACTTGCAATTAATTTTCGGCCTACGACTTACTTGCAGGAACAATGTTAATGAAGATAAAGATTCCTCAGATCACAAAATAATTTGCTTCTCTAAAAATGACGATGGCTGCAAGTTACTTAATAAGATCTTTTCTTTCGCTAACGCAGATAATGATGGGGCTGTAGATTTCGATTACTTAAACAAGGTTTGGACTGATGATTTAGCCTTGGTGATACCCTTCTATGATTCATTCATATACAACAACAATACCAAGCTAAGTAACTGCATACCTGATTTTAATAAAATTAAACCATCGTTCTTTATCGAGCGTAACAATCTCCCACTTGACTCTATGGTAGAAAGCTTAGTTTGGAAGTATACAGAAAGGTCAAAAAAATATCCTGTATATCTTGCCAAGTCTATTTACTACAAAAACAAAGAAGATTATAAAGCCTTGCAAACATACAAGATTTTATGCAATAGAAGCTTTGGCAGATCAGCCTCCCTATCTTCACCCAATCTCAACCATTTTGGCAGTAATGAATTCTGTCTAGAAAGCTATAAAGAAAATGTCAATAATCCGTTTACCGCACACTAAAGAGATGATCCAAGAGGCTCATGAATGGTCTCTAGCTTTGGGGTCGTTAAATAACTCTATAACCAAAGGGGCTGCTAATAAGGCGGCTAGAATAGCTGAATTGGCTTTAGCAAAACACTTGGGAGTGTCAAAACCATCTGATGACTACAATCATGACATTCTTTTTAAACAAGAAAAAATAGAAGTAAAAACTAAACGCAGGACAGTAAAACCAAAACCTTTTTATGATGTCTCTGTAGCTAAGACTAGTGATCATCAAAAACCAGATAGATACGCCTTTTTAAGTCTAGAATTTGAAACAAGCGTAGGCAGAGGAACAAGGAAAAAGTATCTTAGATTAAAAAATGTATGGTATTGTGGCGACATTAGCCATCAAGACTTTTGGCGCAAGGCAGAGCTTTGGGAAAAAGGCCGGGTGGACAAATCAAATAACTTCCATACTCATGTAGATATGTATAATATGCGTATATCAGACTTAGAAAACAAGTTAGTCCATGAATGAATCTTTACTGCGTTTCGATAGAAAACAAAAATATCTAGTTTTTGATACTGAGACTGAAGGCTTGAACCTAATTGACTCAAGACCTTGGCAGGTGGCATGGATTGTAACACAGGGAGACAAAGTTTTAGAGGAGCATGATGTTTATGTTAAGTGGAGAGATTTAAATGTATCTAAGGATGCGGCTAGAGTAACTGGTTTTTCAAAAGAGGATTACGAAAGAAAAGCTGTAAAATGTTCTGATGCAATGAAGCTCTTCGCTTCTTACTTATATAACCCTGAATACAAAATTGTTGGTCATAATCTTTTGAATTTTGACGTTTACATCGTCAACGTCTGGAGAAAACTTTTGAAGCTAACTTCTGATTACAGCTTTGTTGACAGGATAATCGACACCAGAAGCATTGCCACGGCGATAGCTAAAAATATCCCAGTTGATCAGGATAATTTCCTTGCATGGCAATACAAGATGGTCAACTATGTAGAAAGAGGACTGAGGACTTCTCAAGCGACCCTTTTGAAGAGGTATGACATACCTCATGACCCTAAAAGGCTGCACGATGCCTTGTATGACATTACGATGAACTACAAGATTTTTCGTAAGCAACTTTATGAAATTGAACTATGACAGTAGACCATCACCGTATCTTTGACTCCTTTACTAAGTATGATACCCCATATCCAGTCGGGGTTAAACTGCCAGAGATCGCAGTAGAGCCTAAAATACTTGAAAGTCTAGGTCTCGGCCCTACCAGCAGCAGTAAAGACATTCTCTTTGAGTTATCTCGTAAAGGTTTACGAGAGAAAGGCATAACAAAACAAGACAACAAAAAAGAGTATTATGATAGAGCAAAGATGGAGCTTGGTATCTTTGAGGAACTAGGATTCATTGACTATATTCTTCTTAATTGGGACGTTCTCAATTTTTGCAAAGAAAACGGCATCCCAACTGGTGCTGGCAGGGGATCTGCCGCAGGATCTCTTGTCCTGTATCTTTTGGGTGTAACAAATATAGACCCTATAAAGTATGAATTATTTTTTGAGAGGTTCGTGTCAAGAAGCAGAGCTAGGAAAATTCACCATAATGGTGACACTTTTCTTGACGGTTCTCTACTTGCTGATGTGGATAATGATATTTCCTATGATCGTCGTTCTGAGGTCATTAATTATATTGATAAAAAATATAAAGGAAAGACTTGTAAAATCCTTACACTCAACACGCTGAGTAGTAAGTTATGCATGAAGGAGTGCGGCAAAATTGTAGAGGAGTTGTCAGAAACAGACGTAAACTTAATCAGCGACACAATACCCAAGCATTTTGGTAAGGTGGCTAAACTGAAAGACGCTTATGAGGAAAGCGAATCATTTAAAAGCTACGCCAGAAAACATGCAGATGCTTTTAAAATAGCCAAAAAGATTGAAGGTCTTATCAAAAACACAGGCGTTCATCCTTCTGGCATTAGTATAAGTTATTACAGTCAAGATGACATCATGCCTCTCCAAAAAACAAACGATGGAGCGTTGGTGTCCGGTTACGATATGGATGATGTTGCTAGCCTAAGCGTTAAGTTTGACATACTAGGTCTGAGAACCCTATCTGTTGTTCACGATGTATGTAAACAGCTTGACATTAGCGTAGACGATATAGACCCCAACCATCCTTCTATATATGCAGCTCTGGCTTGCTTAGAATCACCACAGGGTCTTTTCCAAATTGAGGCAGAGACAAACTTTAAGGTTTGTAAGCAAATAGCTCCTAGAAACATAGATCAGCTCTCTGCCGTGGTAGCCATCGCTCGCCCCGGAGCCTTGGATTTCAAAGACAGATATGCCGAATATGCTCGCACTGGCGATTCGCAATCTGTTCACCCGTTCTTTGATGACATCTTAGGACAGACAGGAGGTATCCCGCTTTACCAAGAGCAGTTGATGCAAATGGCTGTAAAGGTGGGCTTTAGTTTAGATGAAGCAGAACAGCTTCGCCGCATAGTTGGGAAAAAGAAGGTAGATCAAATGCCAGCTTGGAAGGCTAAGATCGAGGAGAAGATACAAGAGAATAATTTAGAGTCTACTATTGGAGATGTTTTGTGGAGTGTGGCTGAAGACTCTGCTAACTATTCTTTTAACAAGTCACATTCGATAAGTTATGCATATTTAGCTGCTATAACCGTATATCTTAAGTTTAATTATCCCAAGGAGTTCTTTTTAAGTCTTTTAAAATTTGCTAGGTTTGAGCCAAATGCACATGAAGAAATAGCAAAAATATCACAAGAGCTGCCAGTTTTTGACATAAAACTTTTACCTCCAGATCTAAACCTTTCAAACTTAGACTTTAAGATTGAGGACAAAAACATCAGATACGGGCTAAACTCCATCAAGGGTGTGTCAGACAAGGTAATTGAGTCTTTAGTTGAGTTTAGAGATGCTTCATTTGATAACAAATATGAGGTTTTTATATCTGCTAAAGAGTGTGGCTTAAACATTGGGACACTATCTGCTTTCATACAGGCTGGGATGCTTGATTCATTTGTGACCTCCAACAGATGCAGGTTGGTTTTAGAAGCTCAAACATTCAACATTCTAACAGAGAGAGAGAAGCGAAACATTATTGAACTTGGCCCCAAATACAATTACGATGTTCTTAACACTGTATTAACATGCTTTAAAGAAGAGGTTTATGGCGATGATCGTAAACCTTTGTTTAACGAGAAAAGATTTAATACATTTAAAAAGAAGTATAACCCCTACAAGGAGATATATGAGAAAAACATCAAGCACCTTAAGTTCGCTAGTTGGTTTTTCGAGACCAAGCTTCTAGGGTATAGCTACTCATCTACCTTGAGAGATATATTTTCTAGCTCTGATAACTCACACTTAATGTCCTCTCAAGAGATATCTAATTTAGAACGAGACAGGCATGTGAGATTTGTTGGGACTCTTCTAGACATCATGAAGAGAACAAGTCGCAATGGGAACAAATACGCCAGATTCGATCTATGCGACGAAGTTGGTAATGTTTCTGGTTTATTTATGGATAGCCAAAGAAACACAAGACTAACAAACTACTTAGATTCTGGCAAAAAACTACCTAAAAAGAACGATATTGTTATCATAACAGGGCAAAAGAGCGATGATGTTGTCTTCATAGACAATGTAAATATTTTGCAAGATAAGATTTATATGAAACTTTCTGAACTAAAATGAGTGTAGATAAAATAGTGGGACTAGACGAATTCAACTTAACCCCTAGAGCAAAAAAAGCATTTAAGGATGCTCAAAAGTTCTCTAAAGATAGAGGAGATTCTGTTATAAACAATCTTCATGTTTTTTACGGCTGCTTACATAACGCTTCAGGTCTAGTATCTGATTTTCTTGTGGATAACAAGATCACCATGAACGCCTCAGATGTTGAAGAGGTAATAGCTATGGCTAGTGAGACACATGAGGAAAAATTTCACCTTACTCCAAATTCAGACCCTTGGCACGAAGAAGTGGCTATGGCTATAAAAGAAGCCAATAAAGTTTCCGATAATCTAGACCAGTATTACATAGGTATCGAGCATGTTTTAATGGGTGTATTTACCGTATCAGACTATGTATTGGAATACATTTCTTTGTTTGGTGTTGATTTAGAGTCTTTAAAAACAAATTTAGAAGCGTTTCTGTCTGGGGACACAACTAGAAAAATACAGTTTGATTTCCCAAGCATTAATATTGATGAGCTTGGACTAGATCTTTTAGAAAAATCTACCTCATCTCTTTCTAAGTTTAGCGTTAACTTAAATCAAATGGCTCTAAAAGATGAGCTTCCTGAGATCCACGGGAGAGAAGACGAGATAGCCTCTCTTATTCAAGTTCTGTCTAAGAAAAACAAAAGAAATGCAATAATCTTAGGTGATGCTGGAGTTGGTAAAACTGCGGTTGTCGAGGGTTTAGCTCAAAAAATATTTAATTCTGAGGTTCCATCTGTAATGCTGCCTTATGAGATATACAGTGTTGATTTAGGATCTATGATCGCTGGCACTAAATATAGAGGTGAGTTTGAAAACAAATTTCAGACTTTATTGAAAGTAGCTAAAGAAAACCCACATGTGATTCTCTTCTTTGACGAAATCCATAACATTTTTGGTGCAGGTAATACTGAGGGTGCCGTTGACGCCTCTAGTATGCTTAAACCCCTACTTGCGCGTGGTGAAATTAGATGCATAGGCGCTACAACAACAACCGAATACCAGAAGATATTTGAGAAAGATGGCGCTATGAAGCGCAGGTTTGAACCAATTGAAATAAGAGAGCCTAGTGGCGAAGAAACCAAAAGTATGATTAAAAATACAATTCATACCTATGAAGATTTCCACAAAGTAAAATTCAAGTCTCCAATTATAGATTTAATAATTGATTATTGTTCTAAATTTTTACCACATCGTCGCTTCCCAGATAAAGCTTTTGATATTGTAGATGAGATTGGATCTAAAGTAAAAATCCAAAACCTTAGACCAACAGATGATATAATCGAGAAACAAAAAGATGTAGTAAAAAAACTATCTAATGAGAAAGAAGCTCAAGAGAAGGTAAAAGAAATTCTTAACGACTACTTAAGAACTGTGGAGGTCCACACAAAGGAACTCTCTAAAGCTTGTGTCACAGTTAAAAAGCAAGATGTCGTTGATGTCATAGCAAAGCAAAGCAAAATATCAGCGCACCATATCAAAAACAGCAACAATAAATTTGAACAGTTCTACCAAAGAATATCTAAAGAAGTTTTTGGTCAGGATGAAAACCTAAAAACCGTAAATGATTTATTAGCCCTTGCTAAAGCTGGATTAAATGAAGAGGGCAAACCTTTGGCTAGTTTATTTTTTGTGGGTCCGACTAGTGTAGGAAAGACATATACAGCGAAGCAAATAGCGAAGCACTTCTACGGTAATGAAAGAGCCTTTATACAGGTTAACATGGGTGAATTGCAAGATGAGACAGGAGTAGCTAAACTTATTGGCGCTAATGCTGGATATGTGGGATTTGAACAAGGGGGATTCCTAACTAATTTCGTCCGAAATAATCCTAACAGCGTTGTTCTTTTTGATGAAGTCGAGAAAAGTAACCCTAAAATTTTAAATCTTCTATTACATCTTTTGGATGAGGGTTATTTAACCGACAACCTAAACAGAGATGTTGATTTCAGTAATTGCGTTGTTGTCTTGACTAGTAATATAGGTCATGAGGAGAGCGAGAAAAGCTCTATGGGTTTTGTTTCTGAAAAAATCCCGAAGAGCAAGTCTTACAAATCGTCTGTGGAAAAAAAGCTCAAACCTGAATTATTGGCTAGAATCAATGAGGTTATAGTTTTCAATGATTTGGAAGACACAGACTTTAAAAACATAATTAAAAAAGAGCTATCAACTCTATCTGATAAGTTTAGACATAAAAATATTAAGTTGAACATAAACAATAACTGCGTTCAGTTTTTATTAAATAAAAT